ATGAAGTTTATGGGTGGTGAGAATCCTTCTGGGGATATCATTACCATCGATTTCAACAATTTAGCCAATGTCATTGCGCATGTGTTTTGCTATGTAATGGCATACCAAGAAGTATTTGGGACGCGAATTCCTTGCGCCCAATATTTCGTTGATTGTGAATTGTCCTGTACGGGAGATGATCATGGCGAGACCCATGGTAATGATTGGTATACAATGCAGCTCAAGGCAAAGTATATGGATTATTTAGGTCTTTATTATACCACTGTTGATAAGAAACCAATCACTGATGTCAAGTGGTACACTCCTGAAGAGTTCACTTATTTGAAGCGTAGGTTTGTTCGAAGCGGAGGGGAGGTCTATGCCCCATTGGAACTTGACGTCATTCGCGAGATACCTTTTTGGATCAAGAAATCACATTTTGATCCACGTATTGCCACTACTATCAATACGGCCGCAGCTCTTAGAGAAATGTTCCATTATGGTAGAAAAGAATTCGAAGCTTTTAAGAAAGAATTCAATAAGAAGTTGAGAGATGCAGAGTGTCCTAGTTTAGATGGATACTGCGAATCTTACGATCAACTTTATGCCAAGTATACAAATGGCGTTGGGTTTGAGGAAGACCCTCATTATCAAGCTCCCGTTAAAGAAGAGGAACCTCTTTATGTTGCTGAATCGGGACGAAAAGTGGAGAAAGATAAGGACCTTGACCCTAAAGGAACTGTTGAGCCGGAAGCTTTGAGCGACGGTTATCAATGGTTTGGACCAGAAGAAGGTTATTGGGATCCTTCCCATCTCGATTATGTGTGGGGAATTACACCCGCTATGAGCCCTCACGATGTAGCTCAAATAGAAAAAGACATCGAAAAAGACACCAAGGATTGGGAAAGGAAATACGGTAAAACAGCTGAGTATACTTTCTTCGGATGGGGAGTTCAATTACCTCGTTCAGATGAGTACGAAGACCCTCCAGCTGGAACTGAATTTGTAGCTCAAATGGAAAAAGCCGAACAACCGGATTCTAAAGTTGAAGGCTCTATCACTGCTTATAGTGACATTAAAGAAGTTGAGACACAACCGGATCCTGGTGGTCTCATTATTGACAATGATCCATATCCTAATCAAGGAGTGTCTAAAATCCTTGAGAGAAGTTATGTTGTAGGAGAACAAGATTGGCACAGCACTGACGTAAAAGGGGCGAAAATTGCGCAATTTCATTTTCCTTATGAATTGTTAACCAAACCCTATATTGCTAAAATTATGAGTAACTTTTCATATTTTAAGGCAGATGTTAAAGTTTCTATTCGTTTGAATACTACTACCATGCACCAAGGACAATTATTGGTTACATGGTTCAGAAACTATGATCTTGCACAAGGACAATTTAACAAGATCCACAATATTTATCAAGCTAGCAATGCTGATTGTGCTGAAATTAGTGCTAGTTTAGGAAATGTTATAGAATTCACTATACCTTATACAGCTCCTACAATGTGGTATAATGTAGACAAGACCGCCAATACATCTTATATTGGTTCGGTTTATGTTTACGTTCTCAGTCCCTTGAAGATGATAAATTCTAGCTCCA